GGTTTGTTTATCATCTTACCAAGAAACAATGGTAACACGTTATGTGTGGCAATCTCTTGGATTGCATAAAGGTCGTCAGCATCTAATAAGTCCACATCAAAGTATGGTTCGTTATACTCATAGAATCCATCTACAATTTGATTTACTTTCATATCTTATTTATTAATCATTGCAAGTAACAATGCATAGTTAGCAAGGTCCATGATTGAATCATTAATTGATTCATTCTTTGGTTTGTCTTTACTATTAAGTAATACACCAAGCCTTGCAACCTTTGTTGCTATCAGGTTAAGACAATTAAGTTGTGCATTGCCACCAGCAATCAGACCAGCCATCTTAAAGTTTGACAACCTATCTGCATTGGCATAATCATCACCCTTGTTTAGTAGTACATCACGCATCTTATTAATGTACTCATCAAAAAATATTTGTTGTTCTTCTTTTGTCATATCACTACAAAATTAATAAATTATTTTATCATCCTTCAAACACATGGCTTCAAAGCCCATTTCACGCAGTTGGTCAATCCTATATCGTTGCAATGGCTTCAATGTATCAGAACCAGTTTTGCATTCAATAAACACAACCTTACTATCCTTTAAACACATAAGGTCTGGAAACCCATTCTCACTTAATCTTATAATGTTTAAAACCATATACCCTTTTTCTTTGTATTCCTTTATTACTTTACTTTGGTAGTTCATAATCCCTTTTAAACATTCTTAATGTATAATCCTTTTTATTAGTAACACTCTTATATATTTTGGATTCAATACCCTTTCGAGCAAATATCCAATATACATCATTTGATTGTCTTTCCATTGTTGTCATCCTATCCTTTGACTGAAAGTAACTAATTGCACTAAAATCAATATTATAATACACCAACGCATCTGCTTCACGTAATGATATGCCTTCACGCCCTGATATGATCTGAAGTGCTATGTTCTTATCACTACCATTAAAATCATCCAATGTAGTACATAATGTATCACCAAACACTTGCTTTAATATATCCAGTTCACCTTTAAACTTATAGAACAAACCAATCTTTTGACCTTTAAACTTATTACGGATAAATTCAGCTTTGGATGTGTCAAGTATCACAACACTACCATCTTCAAGAATACATGAGCCACTGCACAATTGATGTATCTTGTTTTTCATCTTTACTGATGTATCTGCTATGATTGCTCCAGCTTTACCCACAACAATCTTATCCTTCTTAAGTGTATTAATAATGTCATGTGTACTTTCCTTTATATCACACCATAAGATATGCTCATTGACATTAGATTCAAATCCAGCTTGAGATTGTGTGTATGTTATAATGTGTTTATCAATGTATGGTTTAATCTTATTGTAGTCAGCACTTGAATAGTCTTTGACATTAGCATAACCAAAGTTACGTTCGGTAACATTCACAAACTCCTTTGACCATTTATAGAAGTTTGTCCATTGTTTAAATGGTGAATGAATGCTCACCCAATATTGATGATACACTTGTGAATACGATTCTGCATTTGGTGTTCCTGATAAAAATATCATTGGCAATGTGGACCAACGTTGTTTGATTAGTTTAGTTGATTTGTTTGGCTTTGGAAACGAACCATTACGATGATGTTCATCAGATACCAATATATCAAAGTCACCATCTACTTTGTGCAATGATTCATTGTTTATTATAGTTATATCAAAGCTAAAACCAAACTTATCATAATCATCTTGAATGCTGGTGATTGCTTTCTTTTTAGTTATGAATAAAACGTTAGATGCACCAAGTTCTTCACATATTGATAATGATGTTAATGTTTTACCAGTCCTGACCTCCATTTGCAAATAAAGCAAACGATGGTCTGCAATGATGTCAACACCACGCCTTACAATGTCCTTTTGGTAATCTCTTAACTCCATTTAAAAAGGTAAATCATATTCAACCATAAACCAACGATCACCATTCGTATGTCCTTCAGTATATTCACCACCAATGTAGTTTGCATACTTCTTAATCCAAATGTTGAATTTCTTTTGTGTGAGCCATTTCTTATAATCTTGATAGTCATTGACAAACTGGTCAAACATATTTCTTTTGTTTAGTCTAACATTAAATAATTCAGTTCCATCATAATTGCACCACTCATAAAATTCTTGTGATGTTTCACTTATGAATTTACGCAATTTGATATTCTTGGCATTGGTTTGTTTAATTAGTTTGTGTGTGAAGTATAATTGAATACAACCCACCATGTAATTATCAAAACGTGTGTACTCATCCTCATCCCAGTCATCAAACAATGTCCGACCAAAATCATCATATGGTGTTAAATCCGAATTATAATATTGTGCCACCTCAACCTCATGCCTTCGCCTATCATGGCTATTCCCTTCACCTTTGATTGCATAGTTGGTTGATATTAGCATTTTAGGTGATTCCTCAACGTTTAACTTAATAGCATCCTTTCCTTTGCGTTCTAATGTTATACCCTCAGTAACTAAACTAAATTTTGATTCAAAGTCAAAGTTCTTCTTAACATCATCAAAGACCAGGATTTGCGTGTCCTGGCTTATGGTTTGATATGGAAACGATTTTTTATCATCGAAGGACTTTCCATCTAATATGCCCACCCTTCTTATTTCTTTTAATCCCTGAACAAATAAACCTTTTCCAGTTCCACCTTCTGGATTATCACTAATTACCTCATCATTTAATATTATTGCTTTATTATCAATCTTATTCTTATAGGTATGTAATAAATAACCAATAGTACATTCAATAGATAATGGTTCGCCATTACTTATGTTATTAATAAACTTTTGATAATCATTATCAAGATTGTCCGTTTCAATAAAATCCCTATCAATGATTTGGTTCTTCCATATATACCCATTAACATTAACATATTGATTAAGATGTAATTTATCTTTTGTGACTTCCAAAATACCATTCCTGAATGCAATAAATGATTTGTGTTGTGTATCATTCAACATCATCAGGTCAATTGTTTCAAGTATTGTCAAGAATGAATCAGTGAATAGATTTTGATATGTAGCTACATATGAATAAACATCTATTTCATTATTATCTAATAGATAATTCAAAACATAGTCTTTAATTATTTCGGTTGATGTTTCCGATACAATATTTGATTTGATTTTTACAAACGATGGTTTAAGACTATCAGCAAAGAAAAACTTCTTAAATCCATTCCTTTCTAAAAATAGTTTATACTTTAATGGATCTATTTTTATGTTCTGTTTCTTGTCATAATACCAGAAATCTTCATGCTCTGATTCATCAGATATATGATCATAAACATCATCATTAATGTTATGCAGTTCCTTTACTTTTTCTTTGCCATATTTAAGGTCCTTTTTAATACTATCTATTTTATTATAATCCTCAAAGTATTTAATTGCAAATTGCCTTATTCTATATGCACTCTTAATTGTGTTCTTTGTTTCATCTTCACTAAAATCACCAACAACTACATTGTTTAATATGTAGTTAACTGCATTTATTTCTTGAACACCATACTCACAGAAAGCCGATGCAATGTCCAAGATAAAATTATTACGTTCACCTTCGATGAAATCCTTTTGCCAGTTGAACTTCATTATAAGTTCAATCTTCATAAAATCATCATTGATTGGAATGGTTGGAACTTTTTCTGCTATAAGAAAACCATCATCGACCAGTTTTGGAGCATACTGAATAGCTTCATAGTTAATGTAAATATTTGGATCGTATGATTCGAAACAAACTCTATCAACGTTGCAAGTAGCAACATCAAAATAGTCATAAAGGTGATCCTTATTAAACTGCTTAAAATATTGTTCATGTTCTTTTGCATTACATTTTGGAATTGACACAATGGCTTTATATCCATTTCGTGATGGTGACATAAATACTGAAACAATATGTTTGTTTTGTTTCAGCTGGTCAAACATCATAGCCATTTTATTATTTGGTATTTTATCAAAGTCCAAGACCATCAAACCACTATGTTCTTTTAGTCCTGACTTTCTTCTTTGAGTAAACTCACCACTAAAAATAACACAAGGTAATGTGTTCTTTAATTTGGAACGTGCATCACCTTCCAGTGTCATCATCTTATCAATGATGTTTTTAGACTTTCCTTCTTTTATTCTTTTAAGTGCCTGATCAAGTTGGATACAATAGGGCACATCCGATGACTTAAAAAGTGATTTAAAGATTGAAATCTTTGTATTTTTTATCATATTGTGATTACAAATGTATAATTTTTATTTTTAGACTAACAAAACAAATCCTATGTGTCCGCGTAAAACACTGATTATCATATTGTTTAACGATTTAGGACACATTTTTTTCTGAAGTGACCCCCCCCCCTTAAAATGAATTTGATTTTTGTGGGGGAGCAATAAGGGAAAAAATCTCAAAACGCGTCCTAATTAATAAAATGCTCTATTGCTTTATCGATTGAACCATATGATTCCAAAACTTGCCATCCTAAATTTTCGATGTGCTTCTTTGAATAATGATCGTACGTTTCCAATCCTATTGATTGCAAATAAAAATGTCCTAAATCTTCGATTGTGTATTGCATAATGTATGTATATTAAAAAACCCCTCACCATATGATGAAGGGTTTGTGTTAGTTATTTGTATTGATTTACAATTTTATAAGTTCCGTTTATAGTTTTAGCAAGACACTCCATTGATAATTTACTTTTTTTGTTATTGCAAAGTATTTGTTCTTTTACATCTCCATCTTTACTTAATACTATGTGATAAAAATTTGTGTTGTTCATTTTTGTTATTGTTTTTATTATTATGTACACAAAATTAATACTTAATACCATATAAACAAGAATTATTTTATTTTTTTTATTGTAAAATATTTTTATACATTTGCATTTCAATATAACACGATGAAAAAAAATATTATTAATCTACTTTGCAACATACCTACCATTCAGTTTGGTATTGTTTGCCCTTAATTATTCAGTCATTGCAACAATTATGTTTGTCATTGGCATTGTTTCACTTTTAGAATATTACTATGACCGAATATGAAAAGTCACAACTTCGAAAGTTGGTTCAAGATAAACTTGATGAACTGGAACAGATGTACATTGATTACTATAATGATGATGAAGAACATTATTCACCATCTATAAGAATAAAATCAAAGATTAGAGAATACGAAACCATTTATAAAAAGTTAAAATGAAATTTCAAAACACAATATCAAACGAACTCAAAGATATTTTGAAGTGTTGCACAACTGTTCCTGAACGAATAAAGATTGCAGAGAAACACAACATATCTATTCACACACTTAACAGTGTACTTGAAGGCAAAAGAAACATTACATTTAACAATCACGATGCAATACTTGAATTACTTTCTCAAGCATTAAGCAATGCAAAGTCATTTCATATGTCATTGCTCGATTATTTTCAAGAAGTAAAATACATTAAATTTATATAAACATGGCAATTTTAGCAACAACAAACCAAACAAAGAAAAGCATTGAAATCATTCCAGCTGGTTCATATCCAGCAAGATGTTATTCAATGATCCACATTGGCACCATCGAAGAAACATTCAATGGTGAGTCCAAAGAACGAAACAAAGTCCGTATCACTTGGGAGCTACCAACTGAACTCATCACATTTAATGAAGAACGTGGTGAACAACCACGTGTGATTGCAAAGGAGTTCACACTATCCTTGCATGAGAAATCAACCCTTCGTGCATTCTTGGAATCTTGGCGAGGCAAATCATTTACAGACAAAGAGGCAAATTCATTTGATATAACTAATTTACTTGGTGTTCCTTGTCTTTTATCAATCACTCACAAAACATCAGGCAATGGAAAAACATATGCAAACATAGCCAGTGTATCAATGCTTCCAAAAGGAATGGATTGTCCTGATCAAGTCAATGATAAACAAGAATTTACCTATTCAGATTTCAAGCAAGAACTATTCGATTCCTTTCCTGATTTTATTAAGGAAAAAATAGTGATGTCAAAAGAATACCAATCATTAAAACAAGACACTGATGAAGGACTCCCATTTTAATGATATAGCAAACAATGTAATTCAGGGGATCACCGATCCTCTGATTGCATATGCAGAACTCAAAGAATTGAAACGCGAGATTGACCAAGCAATTAAGGATGTTGAACCTATTGCACTGGAAGAATCAGAGAAGTATGGCAAATCATTTGAACTGCATGGAATTAAATTTGAACGAAGAAACGGAGCAACACGATATGATTTCAAACACATTGAAGAATGGCAAATGTTGCACCAAGAACTGAAGAACTTTGAAACCGCATCAAAACAAGCCCTTGCAGCAATGAAATACAATGCAAGTTATATTGATGAAAATGGTGAACAAATTCCAGTTCCAAAAATAACTTACACAAAAGATTCACTTATTACAAAATGAAAAACATTCACCCCTATTTAATACCAGCCTTTGATGTTTATGAGATAAATAAACAATTATCTGACTACACAACACCTGATGCAATCAAATATCAGGTTGCAAAATATTATTCAAAGAAGCCAATCATAAAAGTTTTGTATGGTGATTTGACTGCTAATGATATGCAAGATATTATCTTGTCAAAGACACGCAAACAAGAAATCATTCGTCCAAGATACACAACAATTTATTTTTTGCGTAACATTTTAAACCTTAAACTTGCCACTATTGGTAAAATAATGGGCTTTCGTGACCACTCAACAATCATCCACGCTTTGAAGACTTATGAAATTTGGTGTGAGTATGAAAAACCATTGTTTGAAGATCACATTCAAATGTGTTCTGTGTTTAAAGTACCAAACCGAATCCAGTTCCAAAGATGAACCCATTAATTAAACTATACTTGCTTTCACTTGAAATGATTCCATTGTTGGATGATGTTGAAATAAAAGGAGTTAAAGTTCAACGTGATATTAAACGTGTATCACGTACCCTTGAAACCTTTGTTGTGGATGCTTGTGAACTACTTGACAAGCAAGATACCAAGAATGAAATCCATGATAAACTGGTGACTAACTTTGGTAAGTTAATGGATAGTATAACTGAAGAAAATATTGTGAATCTGTGATTTTATTATTGTTTATTTATTTATTCCAACCCACATCATCACCTGATGGTGTGGCAAGGAGTAACACATTGGTTGATGCAATCATTTATGTTGAATCACGTAACAATCCCAACGCATGGAACAAACGCGAAGATGCTTGTGGTGTTTTGCAGATTAGACCAATCATGATAAAAGATGTTAATCGCATTTTAAAAAGAAATAAATACACCTTAAATGATCGATGGAACAAAACAAAATCCATACAAATATTTTATATAATACAAGAATATTACTCACCAAATGGAACACCTGAACGCATTGCACGTGTTTGGAATGGTGGACCAAACGGATACAAGAAACCACAAACACTTGCCTATTGGCACAAAGTTAAACAACAATTATGAAATACTATATTCTCACACTCGGATTTGCATTGATAGTTGCATCATTAATGATCAATGATTTAACACGCATGAAACAAGACAACATTGAACCGCCTATCCTAACCAATACCGATACAATCTATATTCAATTGGATAGTTTACAAAAACAACAAGATACAATTAAACTATATTATGAAAAAAAAGTTTTTAATTATCACATCCTTCCTTCTTCTGAACGCATTCGCTTATTCTCAAACCGCATTAATCGATGAAAAAACTGGTGATACTTTGGTTGTTATTACCCTCAATCAAATGGATGATATTTATGTTGAACTTATTCAAAAAGATTCTCTTATGGCTCAATCTAAAATAAACGCGTTTAAGGAACTTAAATACATAGAGTTAATAGATAGCACACAAAAGAACTTTGAACGCACTCAACACGCTTTAAATAGCCTTAATGAACGTTATGATGTTGTTTTGACTAGCAACCAAAGACAACAACAAAAACTTAAACGCACACGACAATCATTAATCATTGCAATTGGTGTTATTGTTTTGCAAGTAATATTAAAATAAGTGTGTAAACCTTGCCACCTGACCATGCTCTTTATGTAATAGGAAACCTTCAATTGCTTTTGGAGAGTGCTGGAATCCATTCCGATGGTGCCACGAGTCCGTTCCGCTTGGTGAACGTAATGACTCAATTGTGATACCCTGATAATCTTTCGATTGCTTATGGTGAACATGATGGGTAAAAATATAACGATGCTTTGTGTCTGCCCAATATTCTTTTGCTTCAACTGCCATGAGCAATGGCAAGTCATTCATCTTTGCACCATCTCCATGTGTTGTGCCTATAATATTTTGACCATACTGAAAATATTTCCGATGTGCAATTGAGCAATCAAAGGTCATATTCTTATTATTCCTGAACCACGTTTGAATTACATCCGCTAAAAAGAACCCACTTTGATAGTCATGATTTGAAGGATTAAATGTGAAGTGTACATCCGCCAATGGAAGCAACATTTCAAGAACATCAACATAAACTTGTTTTGCTTTTAAAAAGTTTGAATAGAACATTCCATCCGTATCTTGTGGAGTACCCGCACTCGTGGTTCTTTTGGGGCTATCGATGTGAAGTATGTCGTTGCCACCAATGAAAAGTATTTGGTCTATATTATAACCGCGTGACTTGTCAATGATACCTTGCACACCTTCCTTCACACGTTGCACTGCAATGTTCGTGTTGTAGTCCTCACCAGTTTCAAATGCTTCACAAAGTTTGCCAATGTGAACATCAGCTGGATCAACAACCAGCAAATGACCATCTTTTATTTTGGTCCTTGTTAATGGTGGATATGTTGGTGCATAATTTTTTAAATCATTGATTAGTTGTTCACGAATTTTATCATAATCAACTGCACCTTCAAAGTCAGGATTCTTAAAAAATAAACTTGTATCTTTGGTTTTAACCCAACCATGTTTCACATTGTGAGTAGGCACACCAGCCGTTTCACAATATGCATCAATCTTGGATTTTAAATTTAAGAAGTATTTTTTTACACTTGCTGGAGCTTTGCCAGTTAAATCACCAACACGTTTGTAATATTGAACTCTTTGTTCATTATCAAATTGTGGATACTTATTAAAAATGTCAATCCATTCATCCGAATAAATCCTTTTCATTTTGTACATTATATGATGGACACGCCTTCAAACCATTTGAAAACTCATTGTGGCCATGTATTGTAACATCAGGATAACAACCTTTTAACTTTTTTACAAGTCTAATTATTGAATCCTTTTGTGCTTTTGTTCTTGTGTCTTTTGGTGTTTTGCCATCAGCTTCCACACCACCAACATATGCAATCCCAATTGAATATTTGTTTTCACCCCTTGTGTGACTTCCAATCAATTCAATTGGTCGACCAGCATTTATGTTGCCCTTTATATCAATCACATAATGATAACCAATGTCAGACCACCCACGATTCAAGTGCCATCTTCGTATTGTATCAACGCTGATGTCATCCCCTTCACGTGTTGCAGTGCAATGAATGATTATCTTATGGATTGCCCTCATAGTTGTTTTTTAACATCTTTGATCTTGGAAATCATTTGCTTGAATTTATCAATAAACGAATATCCTTTGACTGCAATAAATGATTCATCCATTGACTTGACTTCAATGCTTATCAATGTAAGTGCAGTTATTTTTGTTGCAAGAAATTGAACATCCACAACGCTCATTGTTAATTCATTTATAATAAACACATCCGAACCATACACCATCATAATGGTTGTGATGTATGATATTAGTTTTGGAACGAGTCCATTCCTAAATATTTTTGAAGTGATTTTTTCGTTTAATTGTTTGGCTTTCCAAATGCCAAATGCAGTATCAATGATGGTGCTTAAACTAATTAAAATTATAAGCGGTTTGATTGGTGCAAAAAATAGTATTATTACTTTCAATATGGATGTCAAATATGTTTTCATTCTTCTTCATCCGTTTCAGGAACAACGCAGAATGTTGATTCAGGATATTTTTCACAGTATGCCTTTAAATAAAGCGAGTCATCTCCAGCGAATGTATGTACACCAACTGGGTCAGGATACACCTCGTAATCCTCAAGACTTTCAACATCTTCATTTAATAACATATCAACGCTATACATAGTCGATAGGTCTGTACATTCTGGCTCTTCACCCCCCGACCAGGCTTTGCAAATGAAGCCAATCTCTACGATGGAATTCAGTTCTGGTATTAAAGTTTCGTTTCCCTCCTCATCTTCAGAGTAAAGGGTTGGTCTAATGGTTGCCCATTGTTCGTCTGTAAATTCGTATTTTTTAAAAATCATAATGTTGTTAATGTTGCTAATTCGCTATCTGTTAATGCGGTTGAATAAAGTTGACAATTTCTCCAATTAAAATAAGATGATGAGCCACTATGCTCAAAGCCAACCAAAAAATCGCTTGTTGATGGAATAGTAGCACTTGTATCTGTACCTACTTGCGTTCCGTTTAAATATAATTTAATGCTATTGTTTGCATATGCAACTGCATACTTAATTATACCCTCTGTTAGTATTGTTGCTTGTATGTCTGCTTGTGCTGCACCTCCATTAACTATATAAACAGATAATTTGTCCAAAGTATTTACGTATGTTGTTATTCTGTTTGTTGATGTTCCGTCAGTTAAACATAACAATCTTCGAGTCCCAGTTGAATGGTCTTTAAAATCAAACTCACCATACAAAGTCCCCTCCGTTTGCCCTATTCTATCCGCAACGTTTGTTAATTCACACGCATCCGCATTCCTTGTAACGGATGAGCCTGAAGTATTTATTAGGGTTGTGGGGTAGCTGCCTTGCTCAATTTGAAGTCCATAACAACTTAAATCAGCAGTCTGACTGTTTTGGTTACCATAAAGTAAAATTTGAACCCTATCAACATTTGTGTTACCATTTAATGTAAATCTTTGCCATTGAGAAGTAACTGTAACATCATAATCAAACAACGCAGCTCCTAATCTTAAAGTAACATCTTTAGTTGTTTCATCGTTAGTTTTTAAATATATTGATAAAGTTGAATCAATAGTACCCAATGACAAATTATAAGTTATGTAACTCGTATCACCACCAGTAGTGCCAGTCCCTCTGTCAAATATTATTCGGTCTGCATTTTGATTCCCATCTGGACTAATAGAATAATTTGATGTTATTGTGGGATTTGTGCCAGTTCCTGCTGAAGCAACAGTAAAAATGCTAAAATCTGAAGAATTAGGAAAGTTATTGGTCCTCTGAGGCTCTAAAATAAGTGAGCCATTGGAGTTGTTAAGGTAGTCAACTCTTGGCATATTTAACCTCGTTGTCGTTGGAAAATATGTCTTTGCGGATGTGCCTTTGACGAGTTGGGCGTCTTGGATGTAGATGCCATTATCTGTTCCAGTTGATATACTACCATTTGCATACGCTGGGTATATTCTTACGCTTGTTATAGCTTGAGTAAATGTTATTGTACATCTATACCAGTCATTACCAACACTTACAACATTTGTTGAGTCTAATCCTGACGTATTACCGACAACACCATTGTTTAAATCAAAGTAAGCGTTTACCGTAGTTGAGCCATCATATGCCCAAATATAACTCCAATCAGTAGATTCAGCTTTTAAATATACACTAAAACTATATTGACCTGAAGGTCTTGTTAAACTTTGTTGTACATATCTTGCACCAGTTGTGTTTCTTTTTAATAACCAAGCATTATTCGTTCCATCATAGCCACTCTGACCGCTTGTCAAATCAATACCAGCACTTAAAGTCCAAGTAGTATCAAACTGATTTGATTGCTGAAGTAGGTTGTACGGCATCTCTTGGATATAGCCGTCTGAATCTGTATATGTTCCTGTTGTAGATCTTGAAAATGTAAAGTCTTGCTTGTAGAATCTCTCACCCTCTTTGTAGTATCCTAAAAGGTTGTCGGACTTTCCCGCCCAGTTACCACCTCCTAAATTTATCGTTGGTTCTGCCATTATAGTATAGTGTAATTATAGAATGTTGCTAAATTATTAAAACTCAAGTTTACCTGACCAGTCAAATCCGATAGTTCCTCATCACTCAACGCCTCATCAAAGACCATTAATTGTTTTGTTTTGCCGTAGAAGTCATTTGAAGTACCGCCAAATCTATTAAATTGTAATTGAGATAAACCGCTTAATGATGACATTGTATTTGTAACCAATTTTACGCCATTTATAAAAACCGAAGCATTTGTTGAGTCATAAACTACTGCTATTTTATTATTGCTTTCTGATAAAGTCAAAGTTTCATTAAATCCGTTAGTAAAACCAATTTGAACACTTAACTCATTATCGTCTAAAAACCTTAGTGTAATTCTATTCTCTACATCCAATCCATCACTGATAGATATTCTCTTGTCATTTTCTGAAACATCTAATAAAGAACCCTCAAAAAACAACACCCCTTCCGAGTCATTAAACGTCGCAGAAGTCCCAGCATTGTTGCAGACATCGGCGGTTCGACTTACTGTGCTTCCGCTTGTGGGAATATAGGATGTGCTATAATCGCCACTTTCAAGTTGTCCTCCCCACATATATATTCCGCTTGATGGTATATCATCAACCCAAAGACCTTGAGTGCTTGAGTGTGTGTTATCTTCTATAAGGTCAAATCTTTGCCATTCTGTCGTAACTGACAAACTTTTTTGCGTAACTGTTAATATTGGGTCTTTTAAAATTACGTTAACTGTACCGCTTACACTTTTTAAATATATAGACCTTGCCACAACTCCCGTAACTGGAGTACTTTTTAAAACTCCTGAAGTTCCGTTTCCTACAAACTTTGTTGCGTTATTTGTACCGTCAGGGCTTAATGTTTCAGTAGTGTTATGTGTAGCAGTAACACCGCTTTGTATTGTCCATTGAGTAAAATCTTCTGAATAAGTAATCAAATTCGTTCTCTGCGGTTCAAGTAATAAACTCGCACAACTTGCACCACCGCTATAATCCAAGCGAGGAACGTCAAGTCTGTTAGTAGTTTTTATGTAAGGCTTTGGTGAGCCGTGATTATATTGCAATCCCCAATAATAAACTGAGTCACCAGTTTGTGCAGTTTGATTATCTGCTGAAGTTGCATACAAATACAATCTACCAGTTAAATTTGTTGTACTTGTAAAGGTAATGCTACACCTTACCCATCCATCTTCAGCTTGTTCAATGCTTCCAATATTATAAGCATCAGTTCCAACACTAACATTTTCTAAATCAAACCAACAAAACATATCATTATCAAATGATAATGCCCTCATATAAATAAAACTTGTTGAAAATGGCTTTACATAAACGCTTTGCGTAAAATTAGAATCTTTTTTTATTGTAACATTAGTTTTAAATAAGTTTCCATAATTGTTAGTATTAACCACTGAAATACCATCATTTGAGCCAATAGGTGAAGTTATCGCGTTTGTTGTTTTTATTACATTTGAAGTAGTTAAATACGACAAATCATTTGAATTCGTTACCAAGTTCCAAGGTACTTCCTCAATATATCCGTCAGCGTTTACCCTTGTACCGCTTGATGAACGTGAGAAAGTGAAGTCGCCGTCAGCAACTAAAACTTCTTTAACTGAAACGTTGTCGATTGAGCCCGTAGTTGTTCCCGCTGTTCGTATTCGAATAAATGTACCCGATGCCGTAATCTCCTCAGAATAAGAACCAATTGATGAGCGATAGGTGTATGTACTCACACCGTCTTGAAAAGCAAAACTGCCTTCAGAGATACTTACTATATCATATTTAACAATATATTTTTTACCTACTATAATACTGCTTGTATTTTGAATCCTTTTATTGCTTGATGTAGATGAAAAATTAATAGAACCTCCGCTTATTCCTATTGTCGCAACTTCCGTACTGCTCCAATCCGTATCAGTTTCAAAATCCCCATTTACTACCAACTCACTCCCATACGTTGGAGTAGGTTTTACCGAGTATAGCTTTCCGTTTTTATATCCGCTTGGAATTTGGATTAAACTTGCTTTGTCTATCGTACTCATATTAATTTATTTAGGTCTCTAATTACACAACTTCTATTTTCTACCACTCCTCCGTCGGCTAACACTCTTAATTTGTATGCTTCAAAAAGAATCCGACCAATTGAATCGAATGTCTTTATTGCACTATATTGAACGCCAAATCCAATCATTAAATCTTGATCAATAATACAGAACCACTTGCAACATTTACAGTCTTGAATGGTCGTTCACTCGCTGGAGCAATTACCATCCCTTTGGTCAATGTCTTTCCAGTCAATCCCCATTCTTCAAGAATGTTATTGTCTAAAACATCAGTCAATGCAGTAAAAACCACATCATCATTAACCACTAAAAATCTATAATTTGTCGCAATTGTGCCAGTCACAACCGCACCATTGTCTGCATATTTTCCGCCTTTTAAAGCAACTAATTCTTCTATTGTCATTTTTTAAATACTTTCTCTAACACTATACTCCATGATTACTCTTGCACATTGCGAAGTTGAATCAAACATTATTTCCTGATTGGACAAATAAATTTGTTGAATTGTTTTGCCACCGCTTACACCTTTGTAACGATTTAAAATCAAATCAATTTGGTCAGCAATATTTGATGCTTCAGCAAATCCGCCATTACCATCTTTGACTTTACTTGCAAAAATATTAATTTCAACATCGTGATTTATTATTGAGTATCCATCCTTAAAGTTTTCAGGTGTGGATTGTTCGGTTATAATAACACGTGGAAACAAATTTTCTTGTGCAGCAAGTCCATAGTTCAATTGCTCAACTATACTTGTTATTGATGTAACATTTAGCAGTTGATAGATAGCACCTCCAATCATTTATGCAAATTTGTAATATCAATCAAATTTATTAGTGTAAACTTTTTTACTTTGTTTAGCAGTTTTTGATGCGTTGCATGATCTGCACAATGCTTGAAAATTATTTTCATCCCATTTATCACCACCATCAGACACTGGAACAATGTGGTCAGTAAAGTATGATGATTGATGACAATTCACAACCTCACACACTGGATGTTGCATCTTGTATGCAAGTGATAATTTACGCCACCTTGATGTGTTGTAAAACTGCAAATCACTTTGGTCCTTCAACCAGTTCTTCTTTTTTGGTTTATTCTCTTTAAACGAATAAACTTTGTGTGGCATTTTTGGCATTAGTCAGGATGATGTGTGTTTCCTTGCAGTGTATGATAATCACCATTTTGATCTCGCCAATAAATATGCCTACCATAAAACATAAACTCACCATTCTTGAAATAGTCACCACCACCACCACTTTCTGATGTTGGTGGAAGTGCATTGCCTTTCATTTGAAATAGGTCTGCACGTACTTTGTTAGATTCGGTGACCTCACCTTTCTTAAAAACTGGAATATCACCTTGACTTATTGGATAGGTTGTTTCCTTTTGAACAACTGGAATAAATGTTGCATTTGGAAGAACATCAGCAGTCACAACAAAATAATCTGTTTCATTGTTATTGTTTGAATTTATAACGCTTAAAATATCACCTTCATAAATTCTGTTTCCTTCATATGGTGGAATGTTTATTTGTTGAACAACGTAATTATCAGGAAAAAATTCTTCAATAAAATCAACCCCCTCAAAAACACCGCCATCTTCAATGACTCTGTTTTTTTGGAATACTGCATATGTATCTGATGAATTTAACATTGGTGTAAGTTCTTCAATACCTCGATAAATTTTATTAGTATTTTCAGCAACTTCACCATTGTTTATGTCAATATCGTTAGGATCAATAATGTCTTTTATTCTTTTAATTGCAACACCAGTTCTTGCAGATATTTGTTCAAACCATTCACCACTGACCTCATCCATTCCATAGTCACGTGTGCAACCACTAAACACATAAACCTTGTCATTATATGCCAATGATTGATATGGATAATAATCACCAACAATTGTACTCATTATTTTTTCAACTGGCTTTGTTTGCAATGACATTGCTTCCATTACACGAGCATAAGATAAAAATGGATATGTGTCAAAATCACAATCCCATGTTGTTGATTCAACCAAACTAAATGATTGTGTATTGTTGTAATTTTCATCAATCTGAATTTTTGCAATCGTTGATGTTCCAATTTCTGAATCTACAATAATTAAAGGATCAAGTTCAACCTCCTTTGTGTAAAAACCGCTCGGATTCTCAACTTCCAAAATCATTGTGTTTTCATCATCGCTTGTTAGTTCAGGAAACAATACTTGTACATTATCAATATAAAATGCAACACCAGTGTCAATTGGTCCATTATATGTTGCACTCACTTTTACAATCATGTTGTCCGCTTCAAAATTTATTGCTGGTGTATCAAAAAAAACATATGTATCACCACTTGTATTTTTTACAATTTTAGTCCAGTTTCGATTTGTTGAATTTGGATCATCATACCATTTACCCTCAAGTTGTGGTGCATTTCCTACTCCTTTGATGTATCTATTGCCACTATAAATCTCTAAATCAATATTTGTTGAATAATTTGCAAATTTTAAATTACCCAAACGGACACGCATTCCAACCCTTATGTGACCAACACCATCACTTTTTATTGTTCCTATGTTTGCAGATATTGATTGTGTGACACCAGTTCCAAATACAAACAAACCACTTCCAAATGTTAACTTACCCTCAATGTGTTGCTTTGCTAAAATTCTTGTTCTATATGCACCAGCAAAATACCCAAATGTTCCACCAGCTAAAATTCTTAAATTCTCACTTCCTGAATTACCAACTGACTTTTGATGTGTGTATGTGTCATTGGTATATGTACCATTTTTTAAATACTCACGATATTTAATTGTTGTTGCATCAAAATTCCTTACTTGCTGAATCCAATACACACCATCAGCATGGTATATGCGACAACTGAACAAATCCATTAATCCTTTCAGTGCATCATAATATGACAAATATTGTGTTGGATTTTCATTTGTGTCACCAATAAACATATTGTCAGGAATATAAGTGTAATCAATTGGTGAATCATTCGTTGTTGTGGTTGCTTCAAGTACACGTGATGAATATTCGATTGATTCACGAATGTAAGCATCTGATGAACCCCAAAATTGTTTTAATCCAAGAATATCAAGAATTTCAAATATGTTGCTTTGTATTTTATTAACCGATAATGTTGTTTGTGTGTACTCGTATTTTTTAAGTGCATCAAGTCCATCAATGGCTTTGAATGTATATGGTCTTGGTTTATCTATGTTTGACCATTGAACAAGGTCCATTACAATGATACCAGCCCAATCCAATTCCCAATCCGTTGTGTATCTATATACCAACAATTTTAGTTTGTTATCTTGTGTGATTTGGTATTGTTCAAAGAACCTATCAAAATAACGATCATTGTTTGCATATGTGACTGATGTGCTTGATGACTTTATTGAACCAAGTATTTCATCACCTTCACCTTTCCATTCAGTTTTTAAATCAACCAATCTTGGTGCAAATGTTGGTTTGTATTGGTTTGCAACAATATCAGATGAACCGATGTGTGTGTATGTCGCTGAATAACTTTGGTCCGTTGTAATTTGTGTAGTTATTCCGTTTGAAACAATACCAGTGACATTTGCTGATTGTGTTGATGAACTTGTATAAAGTAACAAATCTTGACCAACCTCAAGAAAATCACGCCAATCTTTATTGATGTAAAATGTGTTTCCAGTTCCACCAATTATTTCAACCTTTGGAAGTCCGTTGTAATCATCACCAAACAATTCAACTTTGTATCGTGTGCCATTGTTAGAATATAACTCACTGCTAAATATTACACCACTCATTTATTATCTTGTAAATCCTTTTTCTCTATTTTGAACCAATATTAAATCACGTCCTGAAATCTTTGTTTCTAATGCAATTGGTTGTGTGTTCATTGCACCAATACCGCCACCAGCCATTGATGGTGCTGGAACATTACCACCGCCACCGCCACCAGTGTCAATTCCTTTTTTGCTCAAGTTTGACAATGCTGCACCAGCTGCAATCAATGCAATACCACCAGCAATTGCAAGACCAGCACCTGCTGGACCAAGTGCAATTGATTTTGCAATAGCACTTTCAGCAATACCAATTGCAATCATTGCTTCACCAAATGATTTCATAAATCCACCTATTGAACTTAACAAACCTTTTCCAAAATCTTTTGCATCAGCATCACCTGTCAATGCATCCCCTAAAAATTCACCAAGTTGAACCGCACCTTGTTGAACTAAATTTTTTAAACCACTTGAAAGTGCTTCACCAATTTGTTCACCAATTTGTACAAATTTAGGTTTTGCAGCTTCAAGTTTTGATTTTAATTGTTCAGCAATTTTGTCAACCTTAACAACTGGAATGATTTCAGGTTGAAACCCTTTCATGATGTCATTAATTTGAGCTTTTAAAGTTGATACTTTTTTATTTGATTCTTTTTCAGTTAGTAGTTTTTCAGGAGTTTTTGTTTTGCCAGTTTCTGCTTCTTCAACATCTTGGATTGTAAATGATGCAACTTTTTCTTTAACCTTTTTTATTGTATCACCAAATGACTTCAGTTCCTTTGTTGCTTCACGTGGTTTAAGTTTAAACTTGTCAAAGAATGCATCAACACCAATATCAATGCCAAATAAACCAGCAAACTTTGCAAGTCCTTTTGCTATTGTTTTAACCGCCTCAATTGTATTGTTTGCAATCTTAACCCATAAATTATAAAAAAAATCTCTAAATGCTTCTGAGTTATCTCTTATGTATTGATAAACTAAAACAATACCAGCTAAGACCGCAATAAGTGCAATGATTTTTGCTGCAATTATTATTGTTGATTTTGTAATTGTTGCAAATGCAATCTTTAAACCACCGATTGCAAATATTAATGGACCAACAACTGCAGTCAAACCAGCAACAACAGTGATTACAGTTTTAACTGGCTTCGGTAACTTGGACATCATAAGAGCAAACGAAGCAAGTAAGTCAGCAACCTTTCCAACTGCTGGAGCCATGATTTGACCAAACTCGATTGCAAGTCCTTCCGTTGCAGAATTTAATCTTTTCATTTCACCTTCAAGTGTGTTGTCCATAATGTCCGCCATTGCTTTAGCAGTACCACCTGAAGCCATATATTCTTTGGTCAACTGATTTGTTAAATCAATATTTTCAGCTAAAGTAATTGCAACACCAACTGCACGTGCATCAAAAAACTCCAGTGCTTTATCTGCTTTATCTGAACTGTTTGCAATTGCTTGAATAGCACCATCAAAACTAAATCCTTCTTTTTTAGCTTTCAACATCATGTTTCTCAACATTGTACCAGCCGTTGATGCTTCATGTGTACCACTCACTAATGTTGAAATCATTGCAGTTGTTCGTTGAAACGAAAAACCAAGTGCATTTGAAACCGATGCCACCTTTGGCATTGAAACCTTAAATTTTTCTAAATCAAGCGAAGATGAAGAAAATGCAAGAGCCATTGTGTCTGTAACTTTTGAAACATCTTGAGCATCAATTTTATATGCTCTTAACATACCACCAGCCATTGTTGCTGATTCTGCCAAATCTTCACCAGTTGCCAATGCAAGGTTTAATGTTGATGCAGTTATTTTGTCAATTTCTTGAGAACTAAAACCAAGTTTAGAGTAGTTCAACATTAACTCTGAAACCTCACTTGCTGAAAATCGTGTTGTGATTCCAAGTTGTTTTGCAAGGTTTGTTAAGTTTTCAAATTCTTTACCAGTTGCACCACTAATGGCTTGAACTTTTGCCATTGATTGCTCAAACGTTGCAAATGTTTTGACTGCAAGACCACCAAGAATTGCAATTGGAGCAGTCAATGACATTGACAATGACTTGCCAATTGACTGCATCTTTTTGCCTGACTTTCGCATTTCTCTTGCGAGATTTTGATTTTCTTTGCTGAAAAAAGCTAAATCATATCCAGCCCTTATGTTAATACTTTTCTTTGCCATTTATTTGAACCAGTTTGGTTTTAATTTTTTTAGTTGTTCAATTTCTGCTTTTGTGTATGGATTTGATTTTGTTCCTTTTTTACCGCTTTGTTCTTCCCACTCAAACTTCATCAAGTCTTGTGGTTTTTTCATTGTTTTTTGCCCTTGTGATTTTAACGTAACATATGAAACCAATCTTGCAGTTTCCCACAATGATCTTGCATTTATATTTTCGTTTAAACGATGACCAATGTACGCATCCCAAATGTCAACCATCGAATAATTATCTAAACACAAAGGAGTTTGTTTTAACGCACCTAACACAAACCCCCTTATGAAATTAATCAATGGCAATTTTACTTTTTTGCTTCAACCTTTAAATTACCTAATGCACTCAAATCACTTTGCATTGCATCAGTGAACGCACTGATTAAACCCATGTCATCATCAATTGCATTAATAATAAAATCTTTTGTGACCTTTTCACCTGATGCCTTCATTCCAGCATAAGCAATTTCAACAATCATGTTCATTGTCACATTCTCACCCATTTCTGAAATTGATGAACCAGTTTCTTTTTCATACATTAATAATGCTTTGAAACCGAATTTAAACTTGTACTCTTTGTTATTAATTTTTATCATGCTACAAATATAAAAAAAGGAGATGAAGTTACCCCCATCCCCCATTTATCACAATATAACAAAAATCAATTTCTTACACAGTTGCTTTTGTCACTGCACCAGTTCCCTCAAATGATACTGAAAATGTGCTTGATTCTTCAAGTCCATCAGTTTTTTCAAGTGATGTGATGTAGCATGAGCCACTGTATTCTGTGTCACCAGTCACATCAGTTGTCCATGTTACAGTTACTAATGTTCTTGCTGCAAATACATCAAACAAATCTTCATATCCGTAAGTTGCATCTTCAGCAAAAAATCCTTCAGCTGAACCGCTAAATGATTTTTGTCCTTCTAATGCTTGCTTCCATCCGTTTGAGTCTTTTGTACTTGCTTCCCTTGTTGACATATCAAATGTCAATGAGTTTGATGTTAGGTGTGCTACTGTTGTTCCAGCAACTTGTATTTTTGCTAATGTTCCGTTTAATATTCCAGTCGAGGGCATTTTTTTATTCTTTTAAATTTAAATACAATATTAATTATTAGATTTTTTCTTCTTTGTAACTTTTTTAACTTTCGGCTTTTCTTCATTGTCCATTGCTACTTCAACAATGTGTTCAATTTCTTCTTCAAAAGTAAAACCATCAAGTGCTTTTGCTACTTTTAAGTCAATCAATTCTTTTCCTAATTTATTGGAAACACGCAATTGTGATCCTTCAGGCAATGTTCTTGTGTGGATTGCATAATCCGTTGTTAATTCTATTCTCATAAATTTAATTTTTTTGCTTTTCTTTTAATATACTTTTCAAGTTCTTTACTCGCTTGACCATATATTTTATCACTCATTTCAGAATAAGTTTTCTGAATAAAATTCTTTTTTCCAGTTGGGTTGTTGATGTGTTTTCCAACACCGTATTCAATCCAAAACGCATAAAACCCATCATGCTTTTTTGCACCTCCTCCGTATCTTGGACCAACCAAAACATTTGGATAATTTTTCAAAGGTGATGTTTTTATTGCAAGTGAATTTTTGAGTTCTTGTGGTGGATATATTGTGTCACCAACTTTTATTTCTTTTGTTCGTTGATTTGGTGCATTTTGTTTCATCTTTGCAAGAACTGGCTTCATTTGCCTTCTTAATATTTTAAGGATTTCACTCCTTTTCATTTTATCATCAGACAATGATTGAATTTCAAGTGCAACATGATCAAAACCTTGTATGTCAAACTTTATCATAGTTTTTTATTTGCACTTATCATTAGACCTTCACGACCAAGTTCTTGGATGTCAAGAATGTCATAGTATTTTGTGTTGTATAAAATCCGCATTGATTCATCTATTCCATCAAAGAAACGAATCTTGAACTTGACCTTGCTTGTGGATGTCACTTGGTCTGCTTCAACTTTTTCATTACCAAGACCACGTTGCACATTTGCAAAGGTTGTGTGATATGTTGACCAACTTGCAGTGTATTCACCAATTGAATTGGTTGAAAACGTTTGTGACTCAATCACAATTTTTCTATCTAAACGACCTATGTTCATATTTCAGTTCGTTGGCTTACCATTGACATTTGGAATTTAGTTCCACGTGATAAATTATGCAAGTTACTTCCAACAATTGTGCTTTGTCTATTTTCAAAGAAATCCGAAACTATCATTCGCAATGCTTGTTTTATCATGTCATCAGTATTCGCCAAAGTTGTTATTTCAATTTCAATTGGAAAATCACGATCATATAAGTTTGGCAAATTGTCCTTCATTTCTACATATGAATAAAGTCCATTTGTTGCAATGTATTTTGATGAATCTAACAATGTACGTGTGTTATTAGAATCATAATAGTAAATTGAAAAGGTATCAATAGGATTGACATCAATTCTAAAGTCATCCCATTCAATCATGTAACCAGTCACACCGCCCTTGATAAGCAAACCAGCTTCGTTCCATAACATTAAATGTGCAGATGCTATGTAGTCGTTTATTAAATCATCAAATGATGAATCCAATATGTTTAAATGTCTTTTTGCTTCAACCAAAGTCAAACCCCAATTTGCTTCAGGTGTATAGCTTGTTATTTTTTTGTTTCTTATCATTTGCTTTTAAAAAAAAAGAGGATGGGCAAAACCCACCCTCTTTATATATTTAACTAATTACTATTTATGAATTATCCGAAAGTTCCAACACTGATTGCAGCATCTTGAACAAGTGCAGCATCCCAGTATGAGTTTAGGATTAATCTGTTTGTTCCGCTTACCGCTTGTGTGTAAGGATCAACCAAAATCTCAACTCCACCAAATTGTGCAATTTGAACTTTTGAGAAGTCACCATAATAAACCGCAGGGTTAGTTATGTCAGCAATTTGATTTGAGAACTTAGCCATTACTCCCATAATCATTTCGTTGATGATTAATGGATTAACACCACTTACTTGTGCAGCAGTATAAACTTCACTAAATAAATCGTTGCTGATTGCAAATCCTAAATTACCTCTGTTGTGGTTATTAGATTGAACTTCCTCAACTAATGCCATCATCAAGTTAGTGATGTTTGCATTTGTCACTGGAGTTTTTCCGTTACCTAAATAATTATAAGAACCATTTGCAGAATCATCAGTGAATAAAGCGTATTCAACTTTTGCTCCAACCGCTTGTGCAATTGAGTTTCTCAATGCAGTTTCAAGTGATTCGTTATGCTGCATAGCGGCTTGTTTACTATAATCGACAAAACTTGCAAGTCTTTTTGGTGCAAGGTCTTTTTTGCTCATTGCAGAACCACCATCAGCAGCTGCATCAGTTTCACCTTCCCATTGAGTTGTAACCGCTCCCAAAATTGGAATACGTTGATCAGTTGTAGATGATACACGTGTAACACCAAGATCATCAAGAATTGTGTTTGCATAAACTGCATCAACAAAACTTTGAGTTTCAATTCCTGAAGTTCCGTTTTCAGTAACAACCGCACGATTTAAAATCATTGATGGTATAACGATTCCGTTTGCACTTCGACCAATTGCAGTCATTTCTTTTTGACCTTCTTGAGCCATTTCAGCTTCAACTCCTTCAAGTTTTCCACCAAATGCTGCACGTACCGCTTTACCAAAAGAAAATTCTCTTACTATTTCTTTTTCTTCTTTAGTTTCTGCCACCACTGGACTTCCACCTAAATTTGCTGCTTTCATTCTTATTTCTTCTTCTTTTTCTACTTTTGGAAGTTCATCAACTAATTCAGTTAATCTTTCCATGTTTGTATCAAATGATACTTTTTCATCTTCAGTAAAATCTCTATTTTCTTCAGATACTAAATTTTCAAGAGCATCAAGGGAAGTTTTCACTTCACCGATTTCTTCTCTTATTACTTTACTATTTCTCATTTTCTAAATTTTAATACTACAAAAATCAATTATTTAATTATAGGTACTTTGTAACAATTTTAACTTTGTTATAATTTCGCAAAGCCGATTTTGTTTCAAGTCCCATTTCTTGTTCAACAATTTCTTGTTCAACCTCAAGTGATTTTTTAAGTTCATCAACTTGGTCAGCACTTCGTTTGAACGCATCACGATTTGAACCAGCACTTACAATTGACCATTCAACTAATTCTTGACGTGTGAAGTAAATTGTGTTTCTGTCCTCATCTTCTTTGTTGCCATAACGATACTCATGCGGAATTGCTCCAACACTTGCCATTTTCAAAATGCCATCTTGCATTTTATTGAATACTTTGTCAGCCAAAGGATTATTTCCTTCACGTTCAAATGTTACTTCACCAATCAAAGCATCACCATCTCTAAACACTCTTGATGTTCCAATGATTGTGTCAGGATTCGAACCACTCACTTCGTGATTATATCCAACAATTGGATTGCGGTCATAAGTTGACAAATCCCATCCATCAAGTTTAAATGATGTACCATGTCTATCAATGGATTCTGTTGATATAACAAATTGTGCAGTTCGTTCTACTTCATTTATATTTCGAACCTCTGCAAGTCTTTCTATTTTATTCATTATTATTTTCCTTTTTATAATATTCTTTCATATCATCAATAGGTATTCTATTGATTTGCACATAACGTTCATCGCCATTTTCAATTGGATTCCTATCTTCTAATTCAAGTACATCGTTTATGCTATACGCACCAATATCTGTCATCAATCGATAATATTCACCTTTTGTTTTGACATCAGTTCGAAGAAGTCTATCAACATTGTGTTTGAAATAATGGTCAATTTTTTCCGTATCTTTAAGAAGTTTTCTTCTATATTCTTGCTCAATCTTTTCAATCCAAGTTCCAATTGAATAAGTCACAAATTCAATTGACTGGTGTTCAATGTTTGAAAACGTTGAATTTTCCATTTCATTAATCATGTGAGATGGTATTCCAAGAATTGTTGCAATCTCATTCTTTTGGAATTTACGAGTTGAAATCCATTCAGCATCTGCTGGAGGAAGTCCAATACGATGATATTTTGAACCAGCATCAAGTATTGCAGTTCCACGTGTCCCATTTGGTCCATAGTTTGCAGCCCATTGTTGACTAATTGCATCTTTTGTTTCAGGTTTTAAAACACCAGCGTATTCGATGAAGCCGTCAATCCTACTCCCTTTGTTAAAAAAATCAGCCCCATAATCTTGTGCTGCAATTGATAAACCAAGATTTTGTTTGTGTGCTTGTATTGCCGAAAGTCCAACAACTGGATCAACTCCAAACCCTCGAAGATTAATCATGTCAGCATCTTTGACAAGCAATGATTCAGTTTCATTGTATGCTTCCTTGACTTGAACTTTCCAATAAATCTCATCATCATATTTTATTGGTTCGCATTGTTCACGAGTTACATTGACCAATGATGTTGGTGTTCCAAATTGATCACGTTCAATAATTGCCAAACCATTACCATGATTGATTGCGGATGTGATTAATATTTGTGTAAAGTCAAAAGAAATTGATTCATAGTTTGCTTCAGCATTCAACAAGTATTCTGTTGGATGTGCAACTATTTCACGCCTTCCGTTTTGTTTTCGAAAAACCTCAACTGGCAACATTGCCACTGATTCTGTAATTCTTCTTACACCAGCCCAATATGCTGACAAACCCATTGCAGTTTGTTCAGTGACTGGAGTTCTTCCAATCATTCCACCAAAGTTTGCATTTAAGAAACCTTTTTTTGCGGATAGAACTGGATTGATTCTTTTGATTTCAAATCCAAATAAATTCACTATTGCAAAAATGAAACATTACATTTTTATAAATATGTAAAATATTTAACTACTTTTTCTTAAAATTAATTGATTGCAATGCTTTAAATGATTGATAATTTCTGTGTGGTTTATAGTCAGGTAAATAAATATTGATTTCTTTGACACATTGATCATATGCCATTTTGCGAATCTTAACCTTTTTTAAATGCTTATGAAACAAGTCATCAATTCCTTTTGTAACCGCATCAATTATTTCTTCAGGAACTTCAATCTCACGATTGTTTTTATTTGATAATATCACACGATAAGAATCAAAATCTTTGTAATGATTAAAATGTGGTGCATATTCACGAACCAAATCAAGTGCAGCATCATAGGCATCTTCACTGGTGTGATGTTTTAACATTTCAAGAAACAAGAAATCAAAGTTCCTTTTATTGTTTAACACATCATAAATTTTTTTTGGTATTTTCATATAATATATAAATTGCCATCTTCCAAATAAGATTTGTTTGAATCAGGTTTGTCCAACCACAAACCAAATGCCATGATGTTTGAAATTAATCCATCAATCTTTTTGTTAGGTGAACGTGTGTCTTTTTCAAGTTTTATGTTTCCAGCGGGATCAGACTTTACCGAAGCATTGCCAACCATCCAACGTAAAACTGGATTATTGCCATGATTAAACTTTTTACTTTCAACCATTGCCTGAAGTTCTTTGGTTGGTGCATTCATAGATTTGAAACCTTGTCTAAACTCAATAAGGTCAAAACCTTCTTCATATAACTTTGGTGCAATGTGATGTGAGTTCCAATTGTCATATGCAATGGATTGAATATCATACAACTTGTTTAACTGACCAAGTTTGTATATTATAAAATCATAGTCAATTACATTTCCACTTGTTTCTTCAATAAAATCATCACGAACCCATTCACGATAGTTGATATTTTTTTTATCAGCTGATTGTGTTCCTTTGTCTTCAGGTAACCAAAACCAATTTTTAGAATAATACTTTTCATCTATTTTCCAAACCAAAGAAAATGCAGTGATGTCACTTCGTGATGACAAATCAAGTCCACCATAGCAAGGATAATCACGCAACATCTCATTATCAAAATCCCAATGTGATTTGGTCCATACCTCATCATTTATCCATCCATCCTTTGATTGTGTCCAAACATTTAGATAATATCTTTTGAATGAGTTCAAACTTGCTGCACTGACCATTGCTTTGTTTGCTTCCTTTTCATATGCACGTTTACCAATACTTATATTGTAGTTTGGATTTGCTTTTTTCCAAGTACGTTCATCAAATGGATCATCTTCTTTGTCCGCACCATAAATGCAAACAAGTTGTGATTCATCTTCAATCAAACCTTTTGCAATGTCAATTGCTTGTTCATGCCTTTGGTATCCAATACCATATAAATCAGAACCAGCAGTTGTGATAATAAACGACAAAGGTTGTTTCCTTGCACCTTGTGATTTCTCAACCATCTCAAGGACCTCATTGTTCTTATGAACATGCAACTCATCAATGATTGCCAGTTGTGGATTTATACCATCTTCACCACCAGCTTCTTTTGAAAGTATTTGATATGTTTTTAAACCACCAATGTGGTCAGGTGCAGTTATTGAGTTTCTATAAATATTACACTTGGATTTTAATCTTGGTGATTTTTGAATCACTTGCTTTGTTGCTTCAAACACCAAACCAGCTTGTTTTCTTCCCCAAGCAACACCAACAATTTCCGAACCACCTTCACGTTCAATGTCTATAAAAACACACGCAATTGATGCAGCCAAAAATGACTTACCTGATTTTTTTGGAATCTCAATGTATGCACTTGTGTATTTTCGAAGTCCAGTTGCTTTGTGTTTCCAGCCAAACAAAGGTTTTATAATATCATCCTTTTGCCATTGCTCCAAAATAAATGGTTCACCAGCTTTGTCACCTTTTACGTGCTTAACATTTTCTTCAATATATCGAACCACAATATTTGCAGTCTTTTCATCAAAGTAATATTTATCTAAATCAATATTTTTAAAATTAGTTTTATATGCCATCCGAATAAATATCTTTATCTTCTTCAGGTTTTTGTTGTAGTTGGATTCTTGTTCTTGCACTTGGACTAAATCCAAACTCTTGTGACAATCTTAAAAAGTCCTTTCGTAATTTATTTAATTCCGTATATAATGGATCAATTCTTTTCATTCCTTTGTCATCAATATAAAACCTTCCTTTTGTATTTTCTTTTAACCATTCCAATTCACTATACACATAACAATATTCTTTAAATAAAGTCAAGTCAATAAATGATATATAACCATATAGTTTTTGTGACTGCATAAGTTGTTGAGTCCACATTTTTTTTGCAACATCATTCAAATCTTCAGGTGGTGATGGCACTTCGTTGTGAACCCATTGCAAAGCATTCGTGTCTGCAATTGGATCGTCATGCCTTGATGGTTGATAATAACCCTTTTTTATTGTTATTGCTTTTGGTGGTGGTACTTGTCTTCTTTTGCCCATTATAATATATTTCTATTGTGTGGTAAATTGTTTTTTATTATTTTTTGATCTCTAAATATAGCAGCTTCAACCTTATTTTTAAAATTACCTAAATCGTGTCTTTTATTTTTAAAATTAATTAAAACACGATAAGTGTTTGATTCTGTATTTTTATGAACTCCAATAAAACCACTGGTATTTTTTAAGGACCTTCTATTTGTTGCATTTATATATGGTTCTACATAACGACAATTTGATGGTTCATAATTTCCATTATTGTTAATTCTATCTATTTGCAACCCTTTTTTATACCCATTATTTAAAGACCATTTTTCAAATTTATAAAAATCATTATTCCACAAATCACATATTTTTATTCCTCTACCACCATAATTTTTAAATGATGTACTTTTTTCATTTGTACATCTATATTTAATACCATGCCAAACACTATACAAATCTCTATCGCTTATGTAAATCCCATCTTTTTTTGGAATTTTTTTATTTTTTCTATCACCT